TGGCATCTTCCTTGAGCTGAAACGAGCCGAGATTGTAGCCCACCCAGTGGCTTGCTTTGTTCGAGTATCTTGACAGCGGCCGTCCTTCGCGGGCTGAAAAGAAGAGCTCTCGGTTCTCATTAACCCCAAAAACCCAGTTGTGAGCCAGGTCTGCAAGTTTTTTCAGCGCGTCCTTGAGGCTCGATCTATCAAACTTTACGTGTTGAATCCTGTAGCCCACCGGCATAAGGCGGTCCGAGAAGAACAGAATATCCTCCTGGGCGAGATATTTTGCTGCAAGGTCTTTAACTACTACCTCTACACCACAGCTTTGATATTCTTCCTCGACGATAAACTTATCCAGAATGTCAAAATGCCCACGGCCCTGGTATCGGAAGCTCTTCCAGGTCGTGTCAAGACGTGGAAGATCAGTTATCCGGCCACTGAACCAGGGCTGCTCTGTGTGCATAAGGTGAATATCTATCCTGTCGCCTTGCCTGATCCGCAGGTTCTCTGGCGCTGTATTTGTTTGAATTGTGAAACTGCCACAGCCGCTTTCTAAGAATTCAAATTCAACGCTCTCTATTGGATTCTCATCCTGATCGCTGGAATATATTGCCTTGAGCGCATTAGTATGAGGCTCATAGGCTCGCACCTCCAGCCCGAACCGGCCTTCAGCATAAAAACGGGGAGCAGTATAGCTCAGTATTTCGCTGAACCTGGTTTCTTCGTTAAATCGATATGCACCGAATTGACTAACATCCGGCATTACAAAAACCTCCTCGGCGCTGAAAGCGTAATTGTGCCGCCCGTTGGCCCGGTATATACAATCGTATTATCGCCTGGCAGAACCCGCAAAAACGCACCGCTGAAGTAACGTATGGTGTTTTCGCTGTTGCGCTCTACTGTGCCGTCCTTGGCGTCTATGATCAGTTTATCGCCATCACCGAGCAGTGGGTCCGTGTAGCGGCATAAATTGTCACTGTCGGTTTCATTCTTGATAGTAAAATCCGCCCATGCAGCCGTTGGATCGCATTGGATCCGGAGAGGCGAGGGGACATTGCCATTGTTTGTGAAAACGATGCTCTGCGGGCTGGCGGTAATGCTCACCGCTCCTGGCGAATCGTCGGACGTTGAATACCAAAAAGGATCTGGACATTCGAGCTCAATGTCAATTTCAACGCTCTTGTATGCAAGACCTTGTTTGAAACGCTTGGACCGGAACCTGCTTACATGAGAAACGTTGATGTAATACCCGCTCTCCCATGAGAAGCGATACGGGTTTCCATTATTATGCAGCGCTTTTGTGAGATCATCCAGAAACGTCTTGAGTGCGGCTTGTGAGGCGGCATGATAGGCACCCTGCACACGGACCTTTCTGGGCTTGATACCTCTGTCGCTTACCTCTGTACCGCCGTGTATTCCGAACCGATCCAGGATCTTTGAGCGGGAGCTAAAATCCCTGTCATTCCAGGTATGAAGATCAAAATCGCCCGGAAAAGTATAGAAGACATTACTATTTTGATCTGTGAGTATCAGGCTCAACTCAACGCTCCTCGTACAGCATCTTCAACAGATATTCCAATGCCTTCGCGGATCTCGTCCAGATCCGCATCGAGCTTTACGTCGCCGTGAAAGTCCATTTGCACATAGACATGAATTTCGGGCTCACTGCGCAGTGGACCTAAAGCAGGCACCACAGGCCGGGACGTCGCCTCCGGCATGACAACAGGAACGATCTCTCCCAAAATCGCCCGCGCTTCCCTTCGGCGGCGGGGCGACAGTGGTACAACCGCCTCCGGGCCTTCTTCGGCAATGAGGTGATAGGTAGGCTTCGTCTCGATGCCGCCCGCAGCAAAGGGAGCACCTACACTACCCTGTGCGGCTGTGGCGACGCTGGACATCGCTGCCATGACGCCCGCGGTAACGCCTGACATTGTGCCCATTGCAGCGGTGAAGGCAGCAGCACCGGCTTCGGCTGAGCCCCCGCCCGTGGCAATGGATGTGAGCATTGCAGCAGGTGCAGCAGCAGCCGCAATGCTTGTCATGCTTGCTACGGTGGTGGCAGTAATACCTGCCATCACTTTTTTCTGAATTGCCGCAAAGATCAGCTTTTGTGCAGCAATCTGCACCAGGGTTGAAATGGCCTGCCTTAGCATAGACTTAAAAAGTTCCTTGGCAGCGTCCTTGGCGCTCTTCGCGCCTGTGACGACGGCGGTGAATGACGAGCCTATCTGGTGAGTTACGGTGGCCATAGCCTCGCCAATGTCCTGCCACACATTGACAGCCCCCTGCCGGATCTCCTGCCATGTGAGACCCCAGGATTCACGAAGAGCGTCCATGACCTCGTGCTGTTTCGTGAAACGCTCTTCGTCAAGCCTGGCCATCTCTGCCTGTCGCCACTCGTTTATCAGAGCCTCGGCATCTGCCTGGCCCCGAAGGGCCTGACGGTATTCCTCGGCCTGCTTTTCGATCAGGGATTTGCGAAACTCGTAGTCATCAACACCAAACTCGCGGAGTGTATCGTGCATCTCGCGGTAGGCGTTGAGACGGTCGGCCATGAAGCGCTTTTGCTCCTCAACTTCCTTCTGAGCTTGCTCTTTTCTGCGTTGTGCAGCCTCATCTTCTATGGCCAGCTTCTCCCGGATATATTGTAGGTCCAGCTCCGTCGTGTCCTTGCCGGCCTTCCGGTATACATCTACGGCGTGTTTGTACCAGCGATCGAGCTGCCAGATCTTGAAATCCGTGGCACTCAATGTGGCACGCTTGACCCGCTCCATCACCTGCGCGTGCAGGGCCTCGTATTCCTTCGACGCACCAGCATCAATTGTAGGGGTCTTTGGTTTTGGGGGTGTTTCGGGCGTGGGCGTGGTGCCAGTGGGCGTGGTGCTGGGGGCCAGTTTGGCTTTGTTGATTATCTTATCGATCTCATCTGCAATCGCTTTCGCCTTAGCGGTAAATGACTTTGGGTCAATAATTTTCATCCGGACAAAGGGCTTGCCGAGTTCATCTCTTTTTGACTTGATTTCTTCGAGCTTCTTGGCGAGTTCATCGGCGTTCATGGTCGCAAATTCGGACCACTTGATATTCCCTTTGAGGACCTCGTTGACGCCCTCAAGCATGTTTTTTCCAACGCCGATTAGATGGAGGATGCCAATACCTGCAACTGCACCTTTTTTGCCCATCATGATGGCGCCGACAATACCGATATTCCGCACCCAACCAGGAAGAGACTTGTAGCTATCCCAAAGCGCATTCGCCTCTTTTTTGATAGAGGGCCATATATCATTTATTGTATCCGCCGTCTTTCCGGCGCCCAATACAATTGCCTTGAACCACCCTAATGTTTTTATTGCTACCTCTTGCGCCCATTTATCAAGCTTTCCTGTTCTTTTTAGCTCATCAAGCTTTGAAATAATGTTTGACAGCCCGGTCTCCAGAGCCTTCATAACGCCCGACCGCATCACCAGGCGCTGAAATTCTTTCCAATAGGATTTCAAGCTTTCAACCAGACCAACCCAGGTGTTCTGGATCCTGGCGCTCTGGCCGCCGTATCTCTCGGCCATACCCTCAAGCAGGGCCTGGATCGCCCGGCTCGCGTCAATGCCCTGGGCGCCGATATTACCCAATTGTTCGCCGGTCAGACCGAGCTTTTCCTTAAGGATCTCCATAGCTGGGATCCCTCTATCTGTTAGCTGCATCAATTCTTCAGCTGAAACCTTTCCTTTGGTTGCCATTTGCCCTAAAGCCCTGGCAATGCCTTCCAGGGTGTCGGCCTTCCCTCCCAGGGCGCTGGTGGCATCGACCAAGATTGTCATGTCTTTTGTGGTCGGCTTCAGGCCCATTGCTCGCATCATGATGAAGCTTTGAATGGCCTTCTCGGTATTAATAGGCATCTTGAGCGCCCAGGCGTTTAGCCTCTCAAACCATTCGTCGCCATGCCCTTTGGTGATAGTGTCAAGGGAGATCCGCATCTGGTCCATACCGGATGCGGTATCAACAAAGCTGGTTGCGAGCCTCTGCAGGCCATAGCCCGCTGCCAATCCCACCAGAGCCCCCTTAAGGCTGAAAACCTGGCTGGTGACCCGCTTGAAGGCAGCTTCGGACTGGTCGGCCATGCGCTTCATCCGCGTGGTCGCCTGCTTGGCGAATGAGGCTATTTCCTTGGCAGCCCTTCTGCCCGATGCCTCAATGATGATCTCTAATTTGTTTCGTGTACTCGGCATAAGCTATGCTCACCGCTTCGATCATTTCGAGTAGCCTATTCGGCTGGTCATAGAGCCCACCAGCGTGGGGCAGCACGTTCATCTGAGCCCAATTCCAGAGCTGGAACGCCTCTCTTGCCGTTTCGTCATACTCTGCACTCGGACATACGTGGTATTCTGTCCCATCCCGCCTGTAGAGCGGGGGTCCCCAATCTTTTCTTATTTTGGGACATCGCCTTTGCTCCTGGAGGCCTTTTTCTTCGCACTCTTCGCAGGAGTGGAGCCGTCCTCGGAACCATTCTCCTGCGACTCGTATAAGTTTTTTACTGTGTCCTCGCCCAGGAAGGTAAGCTGCCCTATCTTTACGAAAAGGCTCATCGTCTGTGCTGGCGTAAGGTCGTCAAATGACGATGTATCCACACCAATCATCTCAAATACCTTCATCATTTCCTCGTCACGCTTGAAAACATCCTCGATCTCCGGCACCTTCTGGATATCCACGCCGTCTTCTTTCAGCCTGCGCAGCTCACCCCGGGTCAGCCCGCGTATCTCGATATTATGTGCTCCGATTGTGACTTTCATAGCCCCTCCTTAGGTGAATTGCAGACTAATTTCGTCATCGCCGCTGTTTCTCTTTAGCTCGCACTCCATCTCCTGGATGGCGATCCCATCGCGCTCCCCCGGCTTCATACCTATGATTTGCACCTTCGGCGCCGAGATGGTGCAGATATTGCCAGCCGTAGCGCCAACCTGGGCGCTTAAAGCCACCAGGCTCCCGGCCTCCCAGAGTTGCCACCAGTCTTTGGTGCTCACAAGCACGTCCTCTGGATCCAGGGTCAGTTTCGGCTCCCGGCCGGTGATTATGGCGCTCACATAGCCCTGTGGCGCATTCGCGCTCGGCCTGAGCACAACATTGTTCGCAATATCGATCGAGAGGTTCTCAATGATTGCAGTATAAGCATCGAGCGTGAAATTGGCGCTTTTAAACGCGGGTGGAGACGTAGACTGATATGTGACGCCTGCAAGGAGATTGAGGTCGGCATCGCTGATATTGGTGCCCGTAAACTCGAAGTGAAAGACTCCAGGCTCGCCCGCTTTGAGGTCCAGCTTCCAGGTACCGCGGCAGCCAGCCACCTCGTATTTCTTTCCGTCCACAAACCAGCCAATGGTCAGGCTGGGTACTCCAGTGGATGCCGGATCATAGGTGACACTCGTATTCGCAACGATGGTCTCTGCCATGCTACAGGCCCGCAGCAGTTTTCCGAATTCCGGTGGCGTACCTGCCTCGCCAGAGCCTTTCAGTCCCACATCAAAGCTGACCTTGGCCTGCATTGATCCTGGTACCTTAGAGAAAGGCGAAAGCGAACTGGATGCTGCCGGCCTTTCTGTCATCTTAACCTCGGGCTCATAAGAGACGTTGCTTGCCAGCAGCACGTCAGCCGCAGCCAGGGTCTCTGGCGTCCCTTCCGTGGCCTCTTCCTTGACTGCTATTTGTAGTCGTTTCCAAATTAGTGACATAACTTTAACCTCCTAAGTCTAAGTTGATGGGTACAACAGGGCCTGCGCGGTTTCATACTCTGCGCTGTAGATAGAAATACCTCTGCTGAACCACACGGGTACTTCCCTTAGCAGGTCAATGGGAAAAATTTCCAAAGAGAGCATTGACCCGAACAATTTGTCCCGTATGGCGTTCAGCATGGCATATGTGCCCGGGTTTTTGGCGCCGCCCCGCCTGGCTTCCTCTTCTGCGCGCAGGCTTTTGTCACAAACGAAAAGAACGTAACTCATCTTTTCGATCTTTCTGGCGCCGTGTTCGGTATATTGCGAGCCACCATAGACAACATATATTGCCGGAAAAAGCCGGACCAGGCGGTTGATATCCTCCTCGCTTTCCAGCTCGCCCTGGTACGATTTGATCACGCGGACACCCAGGCTCGCTTTCAGGGGCTGAAGCTCATTGACAATTGCGTCTTCTATTTGCTGTATTGTGTACATTCTCGTTTGTCTCGTCTGTCTGGTCTGCCTGGTTTATCTCGTCTGTCTCGTCTGTCTGGTTTTTGGTCAACCAAATGACAGGATCAACCAGATAGACGAAATAGACCAAATCAGAACCCGCTCATTTTATCCCTGGTGAAGATCCGGTCGTTCTGGTCGATATCCACGCTATTGCCCGTGGTCTCTGGGGCTGGCGTGGCCGCACCCAGGCTGACCTGGCCACTTGCCACCTTCTCCAGAAACCGGACAGCATTCTTGTACCGCTCTAGCCTATTCTCAGGCACACTGTCGGCCCGGCGCGAATAGAGATTGTAGACCGAGATATCCACGCTGATCTTCCGGATCATGCCCGGGACCGGCTCAAGCGGAACCGAGTAGCGGCCCTGGCAATACGCGTCGATCGTGGCATCAGCATCGGAGATCGCCCTTGTGACCACATCTGTATCCACCGAGCCAACGCCCTCATCATCAGTCAACTGGATGAGAGTGTCCTCATCCAGTTGCTGAAGTATGTCATCCTGCGTGCAATAGGGCATCTTTTAGCCTTCCTTTTTGCCTTTCTTTCCAGTCTTGACTTCCTCGAACCTCTTGTCTTCCAAGAGCTCTCGGGCCAGGTCGTCGGGGTAGCCTTTTGTTTCCCCTTTGATATGTTTCCCCTTGATGGTATTCACGTAATCCTGTGGGCCTAAAAATTTCAGCGTCTTCATTTGCTTGGTCCTCCATTTGGTCTTGCGGGGCACACATCCGGCGCCCCGCCTCAGTTAAAAAGCGAAAAGCCGATTAGGTCGTATGGGTGTCGTAGAAGAGGTACCCCATATCACGACCGGTCAGCTTCACGTCTACGTCCATGAATGCCTCGATTCTGTCCGAATGAATATCCTCCACCCTCCATTTCCTCACGCCCACAGGCATGGCATCTGAGGGAGCCTGCTGGATCAGACCGCGCAGCTCCGAGCGGACCCACCTGAAGATGCACCCTGCGGTGGGCTGTTTCGGCCCTACCACGCGGGGAGCATAGAGCAAAAGCCCGGAGCCTTTGCCTGCATTTGTCTCCCAGATGGCAGCCGGGGTGAAATCGTCGCCCGCTGCGGTCTCCTCGGCTGTGGAATAGACCGCACCCCCGACGAGGCAGCGGTCAAGGTCGAACATGGAGGCGAGGAGGTCCTTGGTGACCACACCACGCTCGGTATATTTGATCTTTTCCAGAACCGCATCGTCCTGTCGGATGTTGCTATAGGTGGTTGCGTCGATGATCAGTACGTTGGGCCTGTGCCCGGTATTGGAGAGCACCGTGCGGATTCCTTTCTCCACGTCCTCAATGAACGTGCTGGAGCTGCCCGCGGTCCACCCGCCTGCTGCGTCCTCAGAGTTGTCCCAATTGGCTGCTGTCATAAGTATCGATGCGACCAGCCTCTCCAGCCTCAAGAGTATTTTGTTGACGCAGTATTCCGTTGCGTCCTGATCGGGCTTGAGAGGGGCGTCCGCATTTTCCCTCACCTCATCGGGCACATCATCGTGCCAGGCCCATTCCTCGCAGTGATAAGTATCGGTCGTGACAGGGTACCCTCCACCGCGGCTGGCGCTTCCCGGAGCACGCATGGCGGCCTCGTCCCTGAACCAGGCCCCTTTGCGGAACTTGAAGTATTTGTCGCTCTTCTTGGCCACCTTCAAAATGGAAAGGGCCTGGAGAGCGATGAACTCCGCGTTTTTATAGCGCATCGCGAAGTTGCTCAGAGGCGCGTCAATGTGAACGTCTTTAGCTGTTGGTTGTGGCATCTTCTTTCCCTCCTTTTAAAGATTTATGGGGGGAGGCTCCAAGGCCTCTCCCTGATCGTTTTAGTGGACCACGGTGCCGAGGCTGTAGATGGTAACCGTGCTTGCACCGGTGACCACACACAGAAAACGCTTGGAGTTGTTCTGCGCGATGGTCATGGTTCCTGAGAGCGTCACCCCGGTCCCTGCGGTTACCGTGATGGTTTCATCGGCATCCGCGGTATTGCGGATCGTGAATTCAAAGCTATTGCCCACGCCCGCCTGCCTCATCGCAGCAATGATGTTGGCTGCCGTGTCGGTCGGGTCGGACCTGTCCGCCCCTGCCGGATCACGAAGGATCAGCCCTCCCAGCAGCTCAGCGGCGGTATAGGTGTGGTTGCCCGCCGTATTCTCGGTCGTGACCGTGGTCTTGCCGATCAAGGTCCCGAGGCTTGGCGGAAACGGCCCCACCAGCTCCACGGTTGCCAGGTCGTCTTCAGCGCCTGCCGGGTCAATGACCCGTGCGCGTGCATAGCCGAAATTGGCCGATGCGTCCTGGCCCTTACCGGCGTCTGCGGCAGATACGTATTCCGGTGAAAGAAGATCGCCCACGGCCACGGCGGCATTGACCACCAGCTTGCTGATACCCGCCTTCCTGACCAGTGCCTCTTCTCCGCTCTCGGGATTGTTTTGCAGGATCCCCTCGGCTATTTCTGTCGCGGAGTTGGGGCGCCTCACCTTCTTAGAGGTGCTGTCCAGCACCACGAATTTGTACTGATCGTTACTCAGGTCTTCGGCCGCCTCGTATGTAACGTCCAGTATTGGGATTTCATATGCCATGTCTTTACCCTCCTTCCAGTGCGTTTTTGTTAGCGGCTGGACTTGATGTATTCCTCAGCCAGCTCTGGGTTCTCAGCCACCACGAGGTTCATCGCGTCCGCATAGCTCATGTCTTTATTCTCCTTGAGCTTCTTCGCAATGAGCCGGTCCATCTTCTCGGCAGGTGTGCCACCGCCCTGGTCCGGTCCCTGATCGGGCATTTCCTTGAGCGGAACTTCGCTAAACTCCCGTCGGCTCAGCACCACTTTCTTGAATTTTTCCGGATCTTTCATCGCCATATCCCTGCCGTATTCCTCGACCTGTGCAGGAGTGATCTGCCCCTTCGTCAGGGCCTTCGCGACTAGCTCGTCAGCGTTTTTCTCGTCCCATTTCTGTTTGAGCTCTTCGTGGTCTTTCTTCAGCGCGATGAGCTCCTGTTCAAGGTCGGTTTTTTTCTTCCCCGCCTCCCTGAGTTCGGTAACCTTTGCTACTACCTCCTCTTTCCCATCTTTCTCGGAGGCTCCGATAGCCTCCAGCACCTCCTTGCAGGCCACGATCTGCGTGCCTTCAAGCTCCTTGTTCTTTGCCACCACGGCCTCAACGGCCTCCACCACCTTGTCCTCGCCTGCTTCGTCGGGCAGGCCCAAGAGTTTACGAATCTTTGTGATCATCTTTGCCTCCTCCTTTCTGAATTTTCCTATTGAAAATTTTTCCCTGAATTTATCCAGTCGCGCATTAATGATTGCGCGTTCCTCGGGTGTGTATTGCCTTTGGTTGTCCTTCTGCCCCCAATAGCTGGCCGCGGCCTTTGTCTGCTCAGCATCCGGGCAGGGGTAGCGGTAGTTGACCGGATCAAGCCACTCGTCATCTGGCACATCGGCCCACTCAGAGGGCTTGGTTACATGGCCTCCCTCCTTGATGCCGATGCCGTACCTGCGGGACCTTTCCCGTTGGGCGGCCCTGGCCTCCTCGCGGCTGAGCTTTGCCACGATGGGCCGGAGCTGGTTGATCTTGGGGAAATTTGTAAGCGCCACGTTCTCGATCCTTGCCACCTTGCGGCCCTCTTTGGTGACCCAGAAAACAGGGGAAAAGTACCGGTATTCCTTGTTCTTGAGATACTCTCTCGCCCGCTCGGTCCATTCCACTACGGCCCAGAGTCCATCCTTGCCACGGTCTACCAGACGCTTGATCCAGCCCGCTGCAGGCGCCTGAACATCCTTCAATGTCTGGTGCTCGTAGTCGATTACCATGTCGTTGCCGCGGCGGGTGAAATGCGAAATGACCGAAGCAATGGACTCCTCATCCACGTAGGCCGGGGGCTCCCCCTCGATGTCGATGCGGCCGTAAGGAAGCAGTTGAAATTCATTGGGTATATCTTTAATTTCTTTCAGGATTTCGATTATCATCTCGTCCCTCCCACAATATGTTCGAGCAGGGCCTCACGGATTTCCTCCCAGTCCTCATCCTGAACCATAAGGAAGGGCCGGGCCGGAATATCGCCCCAGGGAAGCCGGACCGTGCGCTTATGCTCGCGGACCCTGACTTTCCCGCCTGACCGGATCCTGCGCATGTGCTCGCGGACGGTAAAGGTAAAGGCGCCAAATGAGCCCTTTTTTGCCCCGAACTGGTGGACCGCGGCATAGACCTTGTTCGTGCCAATAACCGCCCTATCTCTGTGCGCTCTGGCGTGGATCGAGCCTGCAAGGCCTCCTGCGAATCCCTGCCTCATCAGTATCTTCTTGCCCTTTCGCCTTGCCAGGGTGACAGGAGAGAGGGGTTTCCAGCGGGGCCTACCCCCTACCTCGAAGTTGCGGATCACCGAGGTCCGGACCGTCTCGCCGATGATCTTCATGGCCGGGGTGAGGTCGGCCATGCGGCGCTGTATCCTGGTGAATAGATCGCGAATGCCGCTGTCTTCGATCTTTACGTCTACAGGCACTGCCACTTGATTTTTCTCTCCGTTTTGCTATGTTTACCTTGACGATGGTTCCGGTATGAGCCGCAGCCTCTATCTGCCGGTGCCTGGCGATCCGGGTTGCTGCGGACCCGAGATCCCCATTCTTATTGCCGCGCCCATATCAACTTGCCCCGCCTTTGCCTGTTCAAGTACTTAAAATCCGAAGTCGGAACCATTGTCCATGCCTCCATGACGCCGTTTTTAGACTGCGCCACAAGAAGCACACCTCGATTCTTGTCCAAACGCACTGCCTTGATAATTCGGTGTCTCAAAACTACCTTGCCGGTACCCTTATGCCTCTCGAAGCTCAGCCAGATCTCATAGGGATCTTGCAAGGCTTCAGGCAAAAAGGGCAGAAACCCCGATCTTTTAAGGTCAACGTGTTCGGCCAGGCTCGATGCGTTTACCAGCACGTCGTATCGGAAAGAGCCACTATGGAACGAGAACACCTTTTCCTCGCCACCCAGCACTCTTTTGATCGCCTGCGCCGCTGCAGAAACCGTGTTCAATTTGGGCCCCACCTTGGCTTTTGGTGTATCCGCCCGGATTTTGGCGGGCCTTGCCTCCGTTTCCCAGTTGCCCGGAGTCAACCCCTCCCATGCCCTTGCGCCCTGAGCGCGCCAGGCGTCCATAGCATCTTTTGAGATCTTCCTCCCCCAGGCCGCTTCACCCGGGTTATAGGCCCATCCAGGATCAATGCCGTTGGGTATCTTTAGGACCTCGCCCGTGTCCGGGTTGGTCCACTCATAATAGCCGTCCTCAGGGCGCTTTTCCTTGATGTCCACGCCCTCTTTTTTCAGTCTTTCCACCTCACGGGCGGAATGGCTCACCACCCCGCACTTTCAGCCCCAGCCGTTAGGCGGGTAATGGGTCTCCCACCAGGGATCGTCAGCAGGCAACACCACGTTATACCAGCGCATGTGCTCGGGCCGGGGATCAGCAGAGCTGGATGCCACATACCGCCACAGAGGTCGGGCCCTTAGCACATCCGGATCAGTCATTTGCTTGTAGTGGCCGCTATGGTAGGCCACGGAAAGATTCGTGTTAAAGATAACCGCTGTCCTCCATGCCTTGCCGCCCCTGTATTTCCAACCGTGGCGCTGGACGATCTCGTCGAACCCTTCCCGGAAGTCCTTCAGCGTGCTACCCTCTGAAATGCCTCTGTTCACCGCATCGTAGAGGTCGCTCAAGAGCTCTGATTTCATGGCGCCAGCCACCACAAAGGCCCGGGAGTGCATGCCTTCCCACAGGTCCCGCCATGTGCGCGTGGGAAGGTTGACCTTCTGGCGGAAATACTCGATCGCCTCATCAAAGGGCAGAGCCATGTGCTCAGCGCTTGGTGGCATCGAACCTCCCTGAAAGCTCGGCCAGTGTGAAGGCCTTTTGCATCAAATCACCCAGATCCGACTCATCCATGTCCGCGTAAAGATCCAGGAGTTTGTCCCGGAATTCCTCCAGGGACGAAACAGAGTTGAGGAGCCGCTCTACAGGGGCCATCAGAGGCTCAAAATCGGCCTCTGAGAGCGTTTTTTGCCCCAGCCCTATTAGTGTATTGGCCGGGCCTTCTTTCTGCGATTCTCGGCCTATTTTTGCCGTAATTTGCTTCATTGCAGAAGGGGCCCCGCGCTGTGGTGTAATAATGGTCTCACCTTCCTCTGGCAGCGGCACACCGAACCGCTCGCTGACATGTTCCGCGGAAATGGGCTGGCCCATCTCCACCAGATTCTTGTAAACCTTGGAGAGCTTTTCGAGGTCCTCGGGCTCCTGGAGCTGAAACTGGAACCAGGGAACCGGGGTGTCCCACCCAAAATTAAAGCCCACAAGCGGCCGCAAAAGCTGCATGCGCAGCGTGTTTGCCAGGGACCAGGCGTCGGATTTCACGAGGTCCAGGCGCACCTCGTTGTGGGTCTTGCTGGCCGCGTACGAGCCCTTGTCGCCCACATCAGTGGTGAGCGTTGCGCCCACAATGGCCTTACTCATCTCGCGGTTGCAAAAGTCGGCCAGGACCTTATAAAGATTCCCCTCCACTCTTCCCCGGATGGCCTCGACAAACTCGATCTCCGTACTCTTGGAGATGATGCCTGCTGCATCGCTTCCCAGGGACTGGATGGCTGCCACCAGGGCGTCTTTATCCTCCTTGCTCGCTCCTGGGTCGTATTTTCCCAGCCGAAGCGGCATGCCGAATACCTCACAAAAGGCCACCCAGTCCTTGATGCTGTAATTCTTGAAGAGATACATCCATGCACACACCCGCAGCATGCCCGCCCTGGTGTCATAACCGCTCCGGGCCTTGTGGCGGTGGTATATGACCTGGAAAGGACCTATTTCTTCGCCCATACCTTGCTCGTTTATAAGCTTCGGCTCTAGGGTGTCGGTGAATTGGAGCCTTTTCTGGTGTATCCACTGAAGGTCCGTGACAATCGCCTTCCCCTCTGCTACGTCCCACTTGATCCATGAGACGGCAAAGCCCTTGCCGATGGCATCCAGCAAATCAAAGAGAGAGTCCTCAAACGTGGGCATGGAATAGATCACATCGCGGCAGAAGTCGCAGACCTTATCAGGCTTGGTCTTTCCCCTTCGCCGCTTTGCGCCCTTAAGGCCCTCCTCGTAAGGAATAATCTCGAAGTCCAGGGCATTGACCGCGTTTTTGCGTTTCAGAAGCTCAGCCGAGAGGTGTGCGTCCTTTTCCTCCATCTCCTCGAACAGCTCTGCCTGGCGGTACACATCTCCCTGGTCCGCCTCGACGAGTACGGCAGCAAGCTTTTGGGGGGTAAGGCCGTGAGAGGGGTAGGTGCTCCACCTGTCACTGATGGATATAACCGGGGCATGCCTGGTATCGGGCTTCTTTGGGATGTCTATAGGTCTGCCAAACTGGTCGAGTATGGGCATCAGTATGCTCCTCTTGCGTTGCCGAAGCGGCGCTCAGCCACTGTTTCGTACTCCACGGGGCCGGCAGGCTCCGCTGCCGCATGGATGGCCAGCGCCAGAGACCAAAAATGGTCCGCATGACCGTCCTTCGTCCGCTCGGCCGTAAACCGAATGTTACCCGCTGCGGTGGTCTGCTTTGTTACAGACCGCAGGTCCGCGCGGATGTGCGGATCGTAGGGAATCCGCAATTTGCGATCTTCCATCTTCCCCCGCACAGGGTATGCCAGGGCCTCCTTCACCTTCGGAGTGAATGTCACGGTCTCTATACGGTATTCGCCGAACTTTGCCTTTGCATCGTCCCCCCATCCTATGCCAAGGCCCGTATAGTCGATGCAGGTGCGGTCAATAACCTCCAGCCACGGCCACAGGACCTTTTCCTGCTCAGGCTTGGACATATTCTTAAGGGCTATCACCTTACGCGTATAGAGCACGTCTCCAAGTGCTTCCAGCACCCACAGCACGGTGAGGTCCCGGGTCCGGCCGATATCAAGGCCGGCATACAGTCGCCCCTCCACCGCGGCGTCAAGCTCAATTTCCCAGTCTTCATAACTGGCATATTCGCAGGCCGCGATAAGATCGTATTCCAGGAATGCCACGTCATCATCAGCAGGGTTACACATGTATTCCTGCTGAAAGGTCTCTTCATCCGGACAGCCTGAGCGGATAAAGTCAAAATATTCGGCCTCGTCCATGTCCTGCCGCTCATCGTCAGCAGGAAGCGACTCCTGGAGCCTCCACAGAAACCCCTGGTCAAGGGCATCCTGGAGGGTCACGCGGTGGAGACTGATTTTCTTGGGGTTGCCGTGCTCGCGCACCTCTCGAATCAACTGGTTAAAAAAGTTATGGCTCCCGCGGTGCGTTGAGACTACCTCCAGGCTCCCGCCCCAGGTAATACCCGGATAGGCAATGGCCCATAGCTTTCTCGGGTCCGGATGCAGGGCGAATTCGTCCAGCACGCGACCCCCGCGCTTGCCTGCCTGGGCATCAGGGTTGCTGCTCATGGAATGGATACGTTTTTCGTTTGCAAACTCCAGCACGTAGGCCGATGCGCGGGTCTTCTCATCAATCACTATGAGGCCCAGGTCCTTCATGCCTGCCTGAAGCATACCCCCGAATTTCTTGCAATCTTCGATAAATAGCTTTGCCTGTAGATCATCGCGGCTTGAGATCCATTGATCGTACCGGGCCTCACGCGCCGCGGTCCGCTCTACTGTTGCATAGGCCGTGGCCCAGGAGATGCCTATCTGCCGGGACTTTTCCATGAGTTTCAGGCGGCTTCGGTCATCTATCCACCGGTCCTGGTACTCAAGGAAAAGCCGGTTCGGGTGTTTTGGCTTTATCTTTGCCCTGCCCACTGTTTCGTTTATCTCGTTTGTTTCGCTCCTTAGGTCCAACGCCTAACGCCCAACGCCTAACGCCTAGTTATAAAAACCTCTTGCGAAACTCGCGTATGGTCTTCTCATCAGCGATCTTTTCCAGGGTGTCCATTGCGTCCTTTTTGGCTGCCTCGCGCTCCCGGGCCCGTATCTCCTGCTCGCGCTTTAGATTGGTTGTGGCTGCCCGCTCAAGGCGCTCTATGGCAATTGCAAGGTCCTTGAGCATCTTGGGCTCCGCCTCTATGGTGCCTTCACTCAGGTTGAGCGTCATCTCAAAGGCCAGGGTCCGGATCATCTCGTTTAGCAGCTTGCCCACCTCGCCCTGGGGCGCGGCGCCCAGTTTGCCGATCCACATCTTTGCGATCTCGCGGGACTGCCTGAGCTTTGCGCCCACCTCCTCCATCTTGGCTGCGTAGCGGTTGACCGCACTCTTGGAGACCCTATCGGGCAACCCTTCTTCCTCAAGGATCGCATTGATCCTTTTGGTAGCCTCAAGCTGGGTCACCCGGGGGTCGCGCAGCAGCTCATGGAGCTTGTCGCGTATGTCATCAGGCAGCCTCTCTATGCTGGATCGCTGCGCCATTTATTTATCCCTCTGGTCTTGGGCGCTTTACACCCGGCACAGCAGCCCTGCCCGCGGCAACATCAGAGCCGCGGCCAGTGAGCTTGGCAACCTTCACGCCGGCAACGCTTTTTACAGTGACAAGTCCCTGCTCCTCCAGCCAGGCAAGGTCCGCCCTGAGCCGATCCTGGCTTACCGTGTGGCCAAGGGCCTCAAGCACACTCTGGAGTACATACTCGTTGAGGTCATAGCCCGGGTCTTCCTCCAGGGCCCGGAGGATCACCAGGCGGCGGTCAGCATCCAGGAGTTCTGCAAACTTGACCATGTCACTTATCCTTGCTGATCAGGTATTCGTTCATGATATCCGCCACGCGGTTGATACCGCTCAGGCGGCCCTTCACTTCGCCCAGCTCACTAGTGAGGTAACGGATGTCTTCCCGTAAGCCATTAAGCTCGGCGCGGCTGGGAATATGAGAAAGATCCGTACTTATCCTCACCACGCTCTTTTCTATCTCTTCAATTCGTGATGACAGCCTTTCCTTGACCTCGTCCACGCGCTCATTGGTGGCCTGATAGCGTCGGTTCACCCATAAGTACAGGGATATCACGATGTTATACGCCATCTGGCCGATAGCCAGCCATGTCCTTGGGCTCCATTCCACTAGGCCGACCCCGTGATCATCTTGACGATTTTGTTTTGCATGCCGCGTCTTTCGGCAGACCGCCCGATCACCCATGTCGTACAGATGCCTCCCCAGGCCAGCCAGAACTGGGTGGGCAGGGTGATATTCGGCATATTGGTTAGCGGTTTTCCTGTAACAACGAGCACGATCCAAGCGATTATGGGTAGCAACACGTGAACCAGCGCAATGAAGGCCAGTCCCGCGTATATGACCGTGGGCCTGGCACGTTTCGTAAAGCTGTCGCCCTGCTGCAGCTCTGCCACCAGGACGGATTTTTTAGCCTCGATCAGGCTGTCTTCCCGTTTTTGCAACATCTCCTGAAGCTGTATCTGGGCCTGGGCCTTTTCCGCGTCCGTCATCTTTGGCGGGAAAAAGCGCTTGACCAGCTCTGATGCAAAATCTGCCACTGACCCTAAGCCTGTGATATCCAAAGCCATTTCTTATACCTCCTGCCATTCGCCGGTACGCATCATCTCTGCCAGTTCCGTTGCCCTTGTCTTGACCTGCCTGGCCCAGCGGCTGTCGAGCATTTCCGCGGCGGCCTTTTGCCAGTCTCTGGCTTTTAAGCCGGCGATCATTCTTTTGAACCCCAGGACCCCTTTGAGCCCCAGGTTGTAGACCATATCAATGAGTACGGCCTGGCGGACCTCGTTGCAGTTTTCCCAGCCAGGAATGAGCGATGCCTCGCGCCTGGCAATGCGGACCTTGGCCTCCAGAAGGGCGTCCGCCTCCTCGATGGATATGCCGTAGGCCATCCAGTGATCCAGATTGAACCCATAGCCGATAGTGAGGACCCCGCGGGTGTCCTTATAGACATATCGCCGGAAACCTTCGTGACGCTTGATCATGCTTTTTGCATCCATATCGCCATCCTAGCTTTGCTCCATTTCGCCTTTATGACCTCCTGCCAAAAAAAAGACCCGTCCATCCCAAGCAAAACAGTATGCTTGTGACAGACGGGCCTCTTATCAGCAACGAGCTATAAGCTCACACACACAGTGCCCGAATTGAATTTTAGACTACATCTTGTGGTAGAATAGCAAACCTACCACAAGATGTCAAGCACTAATATCGCTCAATTTCACCACGTAGACCTTTATCCTCTTGCCATCAATAGGGACATAACGGGGCAACTCCAGCTTGCAGTAAGGAGGGGCCACAGCCCTCACTTTGGCGTAATACTCTTGGCCACTGATGGTTATCCTGACTACGTCGCCTATATTGGGTTTATTCATGGTCTTGCTTCCCTTGTCCTATCAGCTTCCAGTCCTGTATTCTCCCGTCTCGCCATTCTACCCGTAATGTACCGGTGTATTTGGCATTCCTAAGTTTCATTGCTAAGTCACGCATTTTTTTTACGTCCCGCAATTGTTCCCTGACTTTATCTTCTATTCTCATATCTTAGATACCCCCACGATTTTCTTTACATTGAAAGCAGATAAATAAAAACAACGCAAAGGTAAAATAAAACAAGTATCATTAGAAGTTCCCAATCCACTCTCATATCTTCTTCCCAATCATCTCCGCCAGGCTCTGGATCCCCTTACGCTTCTTATATTCCTCAAGGGTAATACCTTCCTCGCGTGCTCCGGCCATGATCCGCTCTTCCTTGCGCCGAAGCTCCTTTTCTCTCCGGATGCTCTCCTGTTTCTGCTCGCGCTCTGCAATCCCGATCATCACCTTCTTGAGGTAGTTATGGTTCTCTAATGGCTGCTCAAAATGCTTGTTGCACACGATTCTCAGGGCCTCGGCAATGCCGGCCCTGCTGATGCGATATTGCTTTTTCTGGAATTTGAATGATTCATTGCGAAACAGCGCTGCCACCTCATTGAGCAGCCGGAGCAACTTTTTGCTCTTGATCCGGAGCGGGGTCACACCGAAAAGCTCGCAATACTCCATTGCCAGCTTGGAATATGGTCCGAACTCCGGTATCAGGCTGATTATATCGTACCACTCGGCCTCTGCCATTGCCTCTCGCGGGTCAAAACTTTTTCCGCAATAGGGACACTGCACGGGTTACCTCCCTGGGCATTCAAAATTAATCATTTGACCTCCGACCTCCGACAGCCGACCTCTGACAGCCGACTTCCGACATCCGACCTCCCGCTGCTTGGCAAAGGGCAACCACGAAAATCCCCGCAAAGACCCCGATGAATATACCCAGTCCAAATGCTATCCAGGTCATCTTAACCCTCCTCTCCCTTGTAAAACACCTCGTCATAGCGCGGCGGAGGATCCGCCGGCTCAAGCGCCCGGATCCATGTTGACAGCCAGATCCAATTATCGTCCCGCCCGCACACCGGGCAGGCTTCCCCTGTAAACAGCTCATCACACTGAATACACACCTTCGCCTTGCCAATCTTCACTTCACTCCTCCTTTACGACACAGAGGTCCGCGGTGCCAAAACCGTAGTTCACCGCACCTAGCTAAACCCAAGCGGGGCGTTACTTTACCTTACCCTTACGGAAATCCGCGGTACCAAACCCTAGCTAAAACGAGCTTTGCCCTACCAGACCACAACATCGCATTGCCCTGCTGTACCGCTACTGCAAAAAATCCAGCTCCGCGCCACTGTGCCACAACCTTACGCTACCTTGCTAAACCCTCACTAGGCATTACGAAATTACGCCTGCGCGGAATCGCACCAAACTGCGCTTGTGCCGGGCCTTACTTTACTCTGCCCTGCTGAGCCAAACCATAACCGGGCATCGCGTCGCGTCACCCCAACCACACAGCAAAGAACACCGCAATGCCGGGGCCGAACACAACAAGGCCCTACCACACCGCCACCTCGCGCACCGTGGCGTCACGACACCTCCACGATCTCAAACCGGCCATACCCGCCTGAGCCCCGCCACTGGCCCAGGCCCACATACTGCCCATAGTCCAGCATCTGCTCCACGGCCACGCGGTCAATGCCGGCCTTGTTCTTGAGAATGCGCACGCTAAAACTAATCTCCGTTCCTGCATCTACATAGTCGCTCCGACACACGGTCACACGAGGCCCTTTGGCCGTCATGGTCCTCAGAGGACGTTCCAGGCATCCATCCGGCTCACTTTTTCCCAGCGGGATCTGCCGCGGATCAATGAACACCACCAGGTCGATCCATTTCTTGTATGCCGCTATCTTGTCGAGGGCGCCAGCCGCCATGCACACCTCACATGCGCTCTTGAGAAAGCCCTTGACCATATAGTTGAAAATAAAGATCCCCTGCCCATTGCGATGGAATCCGGTCCAGCCCTTCTCTTCCACCTCTTCCACGCTCTCCACTTCTTCGTCTCCCAGCTCAGGCTCCGGGGCCTTGCTCGCCACAAACCGGCTGTACACCTCCGGATCCTTGGGCACGGTGCCGAGCATGGGCTCTAACAATCTGATTTTTACGTCAAATTTTTCTTCTAGTTCTGCCAGTCTTTTCATGACGCCTCCTTTTCTCTCAAGATTTTCAGCGCTGTCTGGATAATACCGCCCAAAGCCACCAGACACAGCGCGGGCCCCAGCACGGGCCAGGCGAAATTAATGAGGTCTATTACCGTTTCCATTGCCGGCCCTCCTGGCAAGTACGGTTATTGCCACAGCTTTGAACTCATCGACCTTGAGCACCACGTCCAAATCCGGACTCCAATATATCGCCGCCTGGCGGAACTTATTGCGACTGCCAGGCACCTCAAGATCGCGGCAGCGCTGCACAATGACCGTGTGCGGGTCCCGAATGATATCCATGACCGCGCGCGGGTCAGGCTCGGTGCCCACTCTCTGCCGCCACCTTTCGACAAAATGCTTAGAGAGCTTTATCATCTGCGCCTCCTTTGCTTACCCTTGCTTACCCTGAGCTTAAAATGCCTGCACGCCGGGTGAAACTCCTGGAAAATATGCTGATAGTGGTCTGAGTCGGGCTGTTCGCATGTAAAAAGTGCTGGCAGGCTTTGAAAGGCCACAGCCCATAGACACTCGCCACAATTTCGTTTTTCTTCCCTCAGCGTTCCCCTTACAACCCTGAACAATGCAGTCATACAGTCCCCCTTCCCTTTATCCCCTCCCACCAGGGGAGGGGAATTCAGCGGTTTTTGTCGCAGGTTTTATTTGATTAGCTTTGCCTTTCAGCTTTCAGCTTTGAGCTCATATTCATAATTCACCACCCTCCGCCGCTCCGCCCCTATCACCACCAGGCGGCTCTCAGGCCACTTAGAGACCACATCGCGGTCCACGCTCTTGACCACCTTAATAGCTTCATGCCACCCCTGAGCCTCAATCTTTTCCAGGGCATCACGCGGGATGCGGACCTTGTAGTCTTCCGAGCGAAGCAGAAGCCCGTTTTCAAGGCGCACGGTGTCACGGCCGGCGAAGATCTCAGAATCATTGGTCTTCACGAGAGCCTTAAGCGCCTTTTCCCGGGCCTTGATCAGCGCTTCCAGGTTGCTGATCTCCTCATGGTATTTCTCGCGCACGCGCGCGAGCTCTGCTTCAGCGTCTTCCCGAACCATTTGGAGGGAAAATTTGTAGCGCGTCAGATCCCAGAGAATTGCATCTGCTTTTTCACGCGGCTTCATCACGCGCTCCCCGTAGCTCCAGGCTGAGCTGGCCCAGGAACTCGCCCAGCCCCAGGTTCTTCATACAGGAGACCATCTTCAGCTTCTTGAGGGCCTCCTGGGTGCGACGGCTGAAAAACTCCTCCAGCTCACTCTCCGACCGGGCCAGATAATAGCCACCCCCTGCGCGGGAGCGCGTCTCGCCAATCAGGTACCCCTCATAGCGAAGCTCGGTTATGAGGTAGCGGAGGCCTCGCGTGTCATTGATCCGGTGGCTCCACGGCTTGCCGTACACCCGCTCGTATAGCTCACCCATGCCGATTGCCTTCTCCCTGCCCACGTGCCGGGTAAGGATACCCAGCACCTTGGCCTTCAGTTGATCGCGGTTCATGATGACCTCCTTATCTTTTCCATCACTGCCAGGAGGCGTTTGAGCTTCGAGGCCTCCCGGCACCACTCCAGCCGGTCCGTGCCACAGATACGGCGGCACAGGCGCGAAAAGCGCACATCCGACATCGCCATCTGTTCCTTGAGCCCCAGGGCCCGCTCCCGCAGGGCTCCCACCTGGTCGGGCTGGGACTTGCCTCGTTTAGGGCTCCAGCCCTTTCCCTGAAAGTAGCGCACCAGGCTCTCCAGCTCGCGGTTGCTCAAGGCCGCGGCCGATGCCACGCCGAACTCCCGGCGCAGGATCTCCCGGTAGATGTCATCGTCGATACACAGATCCTTGATGGCAATGTGCACCTTTGCCAGGAGCCCCCGGCGCTGCTGCTCAGCTCTTGCTGTGGTTTTCACTTTGCTCCTCCAGCCATTGGTATAATTCTTCACCTAATGCCCGCCTGAGGTTTTCCGCCTGATGGCGGGCAATCTCCTCCGGACTCTCAAAATGCGACCGATCCTCGACCGCCTCGTCGTCCCGGGATCCCGGCGCATAAAACGGGCTCATTCTCCTTCCTTTTAACTCTCCGGCTTGTCTTCCATTACTTCGACATCTCGTTTTCTAGGCCGGTATGCGGGGGTAATAATAAGGTTTTTCGATCCGTCCTCATACACCAGGGAAGCAGATCCACATACAAAGCTAGGTGGGCCGACTACGTTCACATCAACTACTTTCTTGAACGGACCCTCAGTATTAGCAGGCCTACACATTTTTCCTACCCACCATTTCCTATAAATCTCTCTTTGTTCTTCCTTGCCCATTGATCCCCTCCATTTTCTTGTTCAACAACCTCAATCTCTCACAAACTCCAGATAAAACCCGTCCGGATCCACCAGGCCGAACACCGCTTCCTTGCGTCGGGTCCCGTTAAGCGGCCTATCTCCGGTCTTGCGGATACAGCCCGCCTTTGCCAGTCGGCGGATCAGCGCACGGATGTAGCTTTCATCAGCATCGGTAAGCACCACGAGGTCCCGAGCCGAAAAAACCCTCTTTGTATACATGGCTCGGTAGACCCTTTCCCGGACCCCTTTGCCTTTGCCGGTGTGCTCCTTACCGCAGTACTTCCAGCACCCGCGGGCTACATGGATCACCTCGCCCCGCCGGCGGAAGTCCCGAAGGGTATCCCGCACCTTAGCCACCTCGGTGTAGGATTGCACGCCTATCTCATCTGCCAACTTGCGGGGGCTAAAGGTGCCAAGCCTCTTGGCCGCCTCACGGATCCTCTGCGCCATCCCCGTCTTCATTTTCTCCTCTCTTTATACCTAATGCCTAATGCCTAACGCCCAACGCCCACCCTACACACCTCATCAATGACCTGATCGTTGACCTGTTTCAGCCCTGTGGCAGCCAAGATGCGCTCTACCTTGAGCGCATCCTTGATGACCAGGCGGAAGTCGCCCTCTGCGTGGCGGGCAAGTTTTTTGGATTGGTCCGGCGTGATGGCCTGAGCCAGAGCCTTGCGGTAAAAATAAAGCACGTCGCTCGGCGTGATAGGACCGAATGTGACTGTGTCGCGGAGGCGCGAATGGAGCCTTCGCTCCTGGCGCAGCTTGCCGGCCAGGGGTTCCTCGCCCACCAGGATCACGGGGATGGTGAAGTGATCCGAGATATCCCTGAGCACGTTGAGATGCTTGAGTCCCAGGCGGTCGGCCTCATCTACAATAATGACCTTGTGATTGTTCCCCAATTCTGCCTTGAGGACCTCGTAGCAGGCAGAAGTCATCCTGGGCCTCACTCCACCCACGACAAATGCCACCTCGCGGAGTACCGCCACTGGCGAGCCGAAATCCAGGGGCCGCACATAAATGGCCTCGGGAAACTGCGTTGCCAGACGCTCGCTTGCCGTGGTCTTACCGCGGCCTGCGCGGCCGATCACCGCAGCCATGTCCACGCCGTAGCGGTTGGCCGCCAGGTCATTAAAAACATCCTCAAATCGCTGGTAATTGTCCGTAGAAACAAACACATCTCTCATTGCTCGACCTCCCCTTGCATCAGCAAGCTTTCCTTGTAGACCTGCCAGTACTCGCGGGCAGACTCATTCATTCCCATCTCGTAATTAGCTTTAAACTCTATATCTTCCTGATCTAGTTCAGCGCCTGCCGCCTCCTGCTCCAGGATCCAGCGGTAGCGGTCCAATTTTGAACTGAAAAGTGGCCGCACAGGGGCAGGCCGGTAATTCTCGATCCGCTCCACGCCCGCCAGGATCTCCTCATCCGAGGGCCCGGATATCTTTTTCTGCTCCTCCAGCCTCTTTTGCTTGTCCTTGCCGATCAGGGCTGCGGCCTTCTCAATGGCGGGCACTTCGGAAAATTGCCTGAAATCAGGTATTGCGCTTGTATAGCGTTTGTACTCCAGGATGAAGCCCTTGCGGGTGCGGGCCTTTTCCGCGATCTTGCGCGAGGCAAGCTCACGGTCTTTCATGGAGGAGTATTCCACCGGCTGCGCTGTGCAGAGGTACTTGCCACCCCGAAAGACCATGACCCATCCTGGGTCGAGCGGGTCGTAGCGGCACTCCACGCGCGTGCCGTTAAGCTCCACCAGGGCCTCATGTTCGTACTGCTCATTCTGAAAAGTGATACGCCCCCGGTCCACCGTGCGGCGTGCCCGAGGTAAAAAGATAAGGTCAATAGCCTCCTTGGAGACCGGGCCGGGCCTCCAACCGGCAGTGTACCGGGCCCGCAAGGCGTCCATAGGAGTGGCTGACTTGGGTTTTGGCCGGTCCTTCCATTCCCTGAGCACCCCGCGGTGCGGGCGCTCATTATTGTAATAGTCCATCGCCTTCATCAGGATGCGGGCAAACTCCCAGAAGGTGAGTAGCTTACCCGCTTCGGCCAGGCGGCGAAGTTCTTTTTCATCCACCTCGTTCTCTTCAGCGGATCCGCCCAGGTCCTTCACATACCCTGGCACAAGGAAAACGCTCCGGAGAATATGCTGGAGCTTGTCGAATGTGCCCTCGATCATCTTGGCTTTGGCGTTCCGCACAATGGCCTTTTTATGCGTTCCAGGAATGATCGCCAGAGGGTTAATCTCTTCGGGGTCAAGCCCTTCAGACTCAAATGGCACGTCCACCTCGCGAGCTGCATCCAGCCCGATGGAACGGATATCCTTAAGTATTCCCATTATGTAGCGGCTTAGCTCTGGCTTACCCCAATCCGTGTAAATGGAGCCGAAGGCCCCGAAGATCATAAGCCCCATGCGAAGGGCCAGGCCTATGAGGTAGGAGTCGTACTTGCGGTCCAGGGCACCGCCGTAGATCAGCCGTGTGCACAGGTCCTGCCAGAAGTAGCCCTCCGGACGGAAGATTTCACCCGTTTCCTCGTCCACAACCCAGAAGTCAAAACGATGTTGATCACCCACCAGTAGCTCGAAGGGCTCTAAGTCTGAATAGTCGCGCAGCACTGGGGGTAATGTATTGTCCAGGGCCCGGAGACCTCCGCGCTGAAGCGCCAGGAGCTGGGGGCTGACCTTTTTATCCAGCCACCACATGGCGCTCTGGTAGGTGCCCACATTCCACCCGCGCTTCAGGGCCTCGTGGCACAGGATTTGGTAGAGCCGAAGCTTGTCGATCTTGCGGTGCTCGCGCTTGAGACACAACCCCACCCAGAAGTCTATGGCCTCGGGGCTCCAGGTTTTGGGCTTTCCCTGGGTTTTCTTGGTGTGTTTGAGGCCGGCCAGGCCCCGCTCTTCATAGCGCTTCAGGTAGCGATAGACTGTTTGGAATGTCGTGCCATGCTTAACGGCCACAGACTCGATCCAGGCCCGTTTTTTCCACCCCTTTGGGATCCGCTGGGCCTCCTGGACCATCCTTGCCCGTTTCTGGACTTTGGGATCGCGCAATACGTCCATGCCTATGGCCCGCTCAGGGGTCCAGGCCGGCATGTTTGGCACGGTATTTGCTATTTCATTATATATAGAAAGCTTCTTGTAGGCGGTTAGCTGTGCCTCGGGGGCAAGTTGAGGAATGAGAGAAACGGGAACAGCATCCTTTTTCGCAAGAGCCTTCTGGATGTCAGGGGGGAGGTCTTTGATGTGATACCGCCTGTCTCCCCTCTTGTTGATGACCTCGCAGGGCCAGGATTCTTTTTTGGCTCGTTCAAGGAGAGACTGCTTCGTAATCCCAAGGGAACCTGCTAGTTCGCGAGTACTTACAACCTCGTTCATTTCCTGCCCCTCAATTCCTTTTTCAACCTCTGCATCTCAATGATCATCTCATCCAGCTTGCCTAAGGCCATTTGCCGCACCTCATCCCCGGATATCACGCGCGCTCCCTCGGCTTCAGCCAGCGCCCTGATAGGCTCAAGCGAGCCGGTTATACGCTGGACTGCATATATATAATAGGTGGGGATAGGGTATTCGGAGGGCTTACTGAGATAATGGTTGAACATGTGAATGGAAAGGTGTTTGCCCCTTTTTGTATCCTCTTTGGGCCACCCGAAATAATCGTTGATAGCATCAACCATCTGCTCGCGGCTCAACCCGGTTTGCCGGATCGCCCTCTTTATGGCGGCAGCTATTTCAATACATGCCTCCTCAAATTCACAATGAGTCGTGGAGGCCTCCGGCCCCTGCAATATTTCCTCTTTTAATTCGCGGTACTGCTCAATTTTATGGTCAAAGTCGAAACTTAGCTGGTTCGGGTCTATTTTTTTCTTGCTTTTAGACATTGACCACTCCTTATAAATAAGTTATTCATAACTCATAAAGACGCGACCCGTTTTTTTCGACGTCTGGGGTTGAAGTAATAGGAAGGGAACACCTGGCGGGGGTCTAAACCCAGCTTTTTCGCAATCGCCTTAAAAACCCGGTCTGAGGGACGCGCCTCAGGGTGGTTTATGACCGCTGATACGTGAAACTCAGACACCCCAAGCTCCTGTGCGATTTGCTTCTGGGTGATACCCCGCTTCTTGAGGGCGGCTTGTATGTCTGCTGGATGCATCAGTTAACCTCCTGGGTGGATATATAAAAATGGATAAAATCGAAACAGCTATTAAGGTCCTTGAGGCGTTGCACGAGGAAAAAGAAAAGCACGGCTACATGGGAAGACTCCAAATAGATGACCTCGTAGAAAAGCTGCGTGTTGACAGGGAGGCCATCGAGAGGGTTGTCCACTATCTTCACGAGCGGGAGTTTGTGAGATGCAAGTCTAATGCGGTTGTGGATATAACGACCAAAGGCGAAGACGTTGTGGACGGGCCCTCCCTGTTTAATCCCCCTGACAGACAGCATCAGATGAAGACCGAAATTTATGGGGGCACTATAGGCCAGGTTGTTCAAGCTCATAAGGTCACCTTCACCGCTTCTAGTCTTCTTGATCATCTGACCGATGAGATACGCCGTCAGCCTGACCTTGACGAGGACCAGAAGAAGTCATGGCTGGATCACCTGAGTTCGATGTCGAGCCATCCTGCGTTTCTGAAGATTTTGGATAAGGCATTGTGGATTCTGGGAAATCGTTAAACCAAATGCCGTGTTTGAGGTGTTGCTGTGCGAAAGCTTTGATTTGGGGGTCATCGCTTTTCGACGCTTCAATAATTAAAGAGGCGAAGAGTATGTCTGCCATCCTTCCCAGGCCGTGGCTGATCCTTATAAGCTGCTTTCTGATTTGGTTAAGGACCCTAAACTCGATTAGTGGTTTTTGTACTATAAGGTCTTCTAGTTCTTTTTCGTATGCCATAGCGAACTCCTTGTTTTTTTGGTGTTTAAGGTGAATGTCTATTTTGCGGCTAGAAATTGATAACAGTTATATGCGCTTTTTTGAAGAAAGTCAATCAAAAAAATGCCTGACAAAGCGATTTTTTGAATTTTTTACAATGAGCAGGTATCTAAGTGAAATTATTCAACTATTCCCTACTTACCTATTTTTCGCTTACCTGACGATTTACCTGACAAAATCGTCAGGCTATTTTTTATCAAAAAGATGCATATTGGCGAGCGAATAAAAATTATCCGTGGCAAAATGTCGCAAAAGGATTTTGCCACCAAGATAGGCGCAGGCCAGAGGTCTATCCATTCCTGGGAGGCAGGAGAAGCGTCACCGGGCGCGCGGGCCCTGGCGGCAATACATAGGGTTTTTCATGTCAACGTTCATTGGCTTCTCACGGGCGAGGGAGAGCCTTATATTGATGATACCCAAGGGACTGAACCGGGCAGCGGGGGACCGGTGGACTACTGCTTCGTCCCGCTCGTGGAGGGTAGGGTCACGGCAGGACCCGAGGGCGGGCTCCTATATGACGAGCCGGTAGATCATTATCCTTTCAAAAAGACATGGATACTGAGAAAATTCGGCAGGGATCAGGCACGCCATAAGGCCCTTGTGCTTGTAAGGGTTACGGGAGATTCAATGAGCCCCACCATTAACCCGGGCGAGCTCATTCTGGTGGACACCTGGGAGCCTGAAAGGTTGGAGATAAAGGACGGTAAGGTCTACCTTATCCGCATGCCAGACGGTATGATTACGGTTAAACGGTTGATGCTAAGCAGTCGAGACGACGAACTTAGTCTCGTCTGCCTCTCGAATAATCCCAATTTTGAGCCCTTCAAATTCGAGGTTGAAAAGCCGCTCCAGTGGTATGTCCTAGGCCGTATCCGCTGGGTCGGCCGGGAAATTGATTAATTTATACTTACAAAAAAGGGGTTTATATATGTTTGGAATTGGTTTACCGGAATTATTTATTCTTTTATTCTTTTTTGGTGGCTTTATTCTTCCATTTTTTATTAATGCTAAGCTGGCAAAAAGTAGGGGTAAAAGCGTAGCACTAATGATGCTTTTAACCTTCATTTTTTCTTGGATTGTTACCTTGATACTGGCGTTCCTACCTAAGATCGAAAAGGCATAGCTGGATTTTTTGTATTTACATAATTTTCTTAATGTTGTATAAAATAAGGAGGTAAATATGTCTGACGATAAGAAAAGGGGCGAGGGAGAGCGGCTCGTTCATGAAACTGAAAAGGTTATCGGTAAAACTATAACGAAGAAGGTCAAGCCTGTTCTCGACACCATACCGCCGCCCGAAAGCCCGCCAGACAAAGGAGGGGATAAAAATGGAGGACAAGATTCGGAGTGATTTTTACAAGCTTCTTTTCGGAGTCCGCCGGTCCATTAGATACCACCACCGCAGGCGCCTATTTTTCGATAGGCTTCACCAAATCTCTACCTTTCTTTCTGCGGTTACTGGTACTGCCACCGTCGCATCCCTTTTAGCGAACGCCTCATCTTTAGCCCTGTTCTTCGGTATTTGTGTGGCCATCTTCTCAGTGATCGATCTGGTGGTTGGAGCGGCTCAGGCGGCAAGAGTTCATCACGACCTAGCCAAGAAGTTTATAGAACTCGAAAAGGCTATGACTGCTTGTAAAAGCCCCAGCGACGAAGACGTGATTCACTTCAGAAGCGAAAGGTTGGATATCGAATCAGAAGAACCCCCAGTCCTGAAAGTCCTTGATGCCATTTGCCATAACGAACTAATCCGCGCTCTAGGTCACGATCCAAAATACTATGCCAAAATTGCCTGGTACCAGCGCCTATTCGCTCACTTTTTTGACATCCGCGAACACAAAATCCAATTACAAACTTAACCTTAGTTTACCTTACTTTTCTTGCCTGGATTTTGTCGCACCTTTTATTTGAATAAGGGGCACTTTGAATCAAACAATGATGCGACAAAATTTCCGCGCCAAAATCATCTAACCTCTCAATATTCCCGTCAAATCCCGCCAAATCCCGCTTTATCCCGCTTGTCGCACTTTATGTTTTATCTGTAAAAGGCAGACAGATAACATCCAAGAAAGAGGAAGAGGTCCGCGATATGGATTGTGCGGTTGAAAGCGAAGGCATGCACT